TCCACTTGTTTGCTACCTTGTTTGTTGATCAGGCTGTAGTAGAATGTTTTGATTCCCCAGTGGTGTGCCTGCATCAAGTTGCGAGCAATCAGCGTTGTGGGAACTTTACGGTCTGCAAAGTGCGCTGGGTTGTAGAATGTGTTTGTACTAATGCTTTGATCAACATAGGCCGCTAACACAGCCGCAGTCTTTAAATATCCATCACAGTCTTTTTGTGCCCACATCATTTGATACTTGTTTTTCAACTTGTGGTATTCGGGCACAACTTGTGTAAGGCTACCTGCTTTAGATTCCTTAACTGAGATCAGACTCATGGGCATTTCAATGCCGTTGGTTGAGTTGATCACAACTGAACTAGACTCTACCGGTGCAATGGCCATTAGTGTAGCGTTACGCACACCATAACTACGCATCTCGGCACGTAGGCCTTCCCAGTTCAATTCAGGCGTAAAGTCGGTGAGTTCGTTGACTCCGGTCGCACGTCGCTCCCAAGGAAAGATACCTTTACCGTAGTAGGTGCGGTCAGAATCTTTGCAACGACCACGTTCCTTTGCCAATTCAACCGTAGCCTCTGTAAGGTAGAAGGCTTGGTGTTCCATCCAAGATTTAACCTCTCCAAGAGCATCTTTGTTACCATATTGGAGTCCGCGCTTGGCATGCCAGTAAGCAAGGTTAGTAATGCCGATACCAAGCGGCTGAATTTCGTCATTTGATAACTGACTCTGGATGGAGAGGAAGTCTTGGTAGTCGAGAATGTTACAAAGCGAGCGTTGCAAAATACGACAAGCCCTACGCATATCCTCAGGATTCCTGAACGCACCCCAGTTAATTGAGCCCAGTGTGCAAAGAGCAATGCGTCCTTTGGCATCGTCAAGGCGTTTAAAAGATTTTGTAGGTAAGAGGATTTCACAGCAAAGATTACTCTGGTAAATGGTATGATATTCAGTGTCAAACGGACCTTGGTTCATGACATTGTCAATGAACACAAGATAGATACGACCTGTATCTGTACGTTCTTTCAAGATGCCCGACTTGAATACTTCTTCAGCACTCATTGTTTTTGTGCGCAAGTCTTTGCGTTTTTCGTACTCAACATAAAGTTTTTCAAAGCGTTCAGTGTTGGCATAGAACGCTTCGTACAGTTCTGGCACTTGGTTGGGATCAAAGAAAGTTATGTTTTCTCGATTTTTAAATCGTCTCCAGAAGAATGCGGAAAGAACAACCCCATAGTCCATGTGCCTGACACGAGTTTCTTCTGTGCCTTGGTTGTTCTTGAGAACGATAAGATCATCAAACTGATGATGCCAAATGGGATAGAATACAGTAGCACTTGCATTGCGGATACCTCCTTGTGAGCATGAGCGTAAATCTCCAAACCACTTCTTTAAAAATGGTATCATGCCGGTGTGCATGATTTCGCCACCACGTATGGGTGAGCCTAATGGACGTAATCGTCCAATCTCCAAACCAATGCCAGCACGTTTTGAGGCATACTTGGCCATCATTTCCCCGGACGCGAAAATACTGTCCAAGTCGTCGTCGCTTCGGATGAGTACGCAAGAACTAAACTGTTTGGTGGGAGTACCAAGGCCAGCCAGCACAGGAGTAGCAAGAGTAAACAAACCGTCACTGGCCGCAGTGTAATACTCTTTGATATAGCGCATACGAGCAGAGTTAGGTTCTTCTTTGTGGAACACCGTGGCAGCCGCAATCATGTAACGAACCTGTGGTGTTTCGTAAATTTCTTTTGTTGAACGATTGCGAACAAGATACTTCTCAATCAACTGTTCCACAGCCGCATAAGAATACTGCTCGTCTTTTGCATGATCGATCATGTCGTTCATGCGATTCCAGTCTTCTTCTGAATACCATTCCAACAGTTCAGGAGTATACAAACCAGTGGCCACATTCCGCTTCACAATCTCCAACAGGTGGGGAGGATCGTATGTGCCATATACGTCTTTACGCAACATGCTCAGCCGCTGTTTGCCTGCCACGTACTGATAGTTGGTATGACCCACATCAGGGTTGGATTCTACGTCAATCAAGTCCACTATGGCTCTGAGTGTGATGCCGTCAATTTCTTTTGTTGTGATGCCATCATAAAAATGTAACTGGGCTTTGATTTCTATCATGCTCTGACTGACATCTGCTATACCTGCGCACACCTTGGCGATCTGCGCCTGCCATTTCTCCAACGCCAGCGGCTCGCGTCTGCCACTGCGTTTTTGTACTATAATTTGCTTCATTGTTACCTGATTTGTTGTTGTATTTGTTGTTGTGTTATGCTGTGTTGGGTCTTGATCGGCCCTGGACTGATATTTAACACTTGTTCAGAGTCCCAATTCAATATATATTTCCCTTGCTCGACCAGGACTAAATTGCCCTGATCTGATTCTGCCAATACTGAATTCTGCAGATCTGCACGATCCAGCAGAGTTATAGTATACAGGATTCCCAGCCCGCGAGCAAGATCACAATAGATATTGTCGCTCAAAAGTTCCCAGGGATCTGGCCAGTTTGGCCGATCATCCCAGTGCAGGTGATAGGCTCTCCAGGGTGCGTGAAACCACCAGGCGTTGACTTCGGCAAGAACATGTTCAACAGGTGCGTGTTGAACTGATTCACGAAGAACACCCCACGCATGTAGGCGTTGTTCAAATGTAAGTGGCCACATCAAACTTGAAAGTAACTGATGGAGTAGTAAAGGGTTCCTGTGACACCTGTGTTGGTGGTGGTGTAGGCAAAGGTAATAGTGCTGGCACTTTCGGTAACTGTAAATGTAACACCAGTTGATCCATTCTGTACTGGATTAACATCTGAAGTTGTTAATGTTCCGCTGGTGCCATCTGTACTGCCTACCACAATGTAAGTGCCGGTTCTGGTGTATACACCTCGGCGTATCATATACTTGACTTCAAATGCTGGAATCGCGACAGCATCGATTGTGAACACTGTTTGAGTAGTGGCGTTATTGGTCAGTGTAGCGGTGGTTCCTGCCTTGACCACAAGATCACCGAATGCAAATTCAGTGCGTCCGGTAAACACATCGGAATACTCTGTGAGTATTTCTGTGTTGCCGATCACAGGTGCACCGTCGGCCAGGGTGCCGTTGCCGATGTATAGTTGACGGCTGTCTGTGGCCCAGCCAAATTCAGCACCGGCCAATTGCGGTAGATTTTCTGCTAGACCTTTACGGTTTGTGATTTGGGATACTTGTACAATTGCCACGATGATTGTCCTCTTGTGATCAAGTATTTAGCATGTAATACTGCTCGACCTTTCGCCACCATAGATCTCGGTAACGATCATATTCTGCACCCGCCAACACAAATTCCTGATATTGCGGTCGACCAATGATGTTGTGTTGCTCGTCTAGATCAGGCTTGACACACATTAGGATAACGCCTTTGCGTATGCGTGTGCCATGTATTTCGTTGTGTGCTTCTGCATAGGCACAAAGTTGCACAAAGTAATCATCAATCCACTCACGTTTTTTGGGCCGGTTGGTTTGCTTGTAATCTAGTATGGCTTCTTCATTTAGATGTATACCAGCACCGTCTGTTGTGCCTGCGTAGATACTGGGAAAATATAGTGGAACTTCGATTCCCCAAAATTCACTTACGTTTTTGAGTCCTTCTGTAATCACAGTCTCTGCCATCACATGGCTGGGCCAAGAGTAAGGATTTGATCCACGTTCTCGGATAGCACCATCCTTGACATACTGCTCAAGATAGGTGTGCATACGTGTGCCACGATTGGCGGCTTCGGTTGTGATCTGTTGTGCTTTTTCTGCACCCACACGTCGACGCCATTGGTTCAATGCTTCGACTTTTTCTGGAGGTTTTGTTCGATCCAGAATTGTGGTCACACTGGGCAAGTTGTTGCCATCTGGCGTGGCATAGTAACGCCGGCCCTCTATTGTGACCCGAGGTATGGGTTGATAATCAAATTTAGGATTGTACATTAACCTATTTTAACAGGTTGTTGGTCAAAAGTCAACTTACATTGTCTGTGCTGATCGCTGAGAATATTATAAAACTTGGCATTGCCAATGGACATGGCCAGCCCAGTGAGGTGATCGTCCTGGGCCGTTTGTTGTAAAAATTCTGTAAATTTATTGTAGACAATTGTGTCGCTGGATAAAAATACAACCAACCCCAATAAATATTCTTGTAATACTACGTGTTTAGGATTTTCAAACAGTTTATGAGCCAATGCCTGTGACACAATAGATACTAGATGTTGTCGATATTCCACTGGCAAATTTTGTACAGTCATTATATGCGGTTCTGACATACTGACATTATTAATTGATATATTACAGATATCATTTTCTGTAAACCATTGGTCCCACCAATCTATGTAGTGATTGATATAAAAAATATTATGCAAACTCCAAACTGGAGTTATATGAAAATTTATTTTTGTATTTTTTTTATTTTTGATTACAAAATTTAGATTAGCAGTAATTGTACTAAATTTTTCTGGGTATCTGACATACTCATAATTTTCATCAACGCTGTCTATACTGGCACAAATTGTCACTGATCGAAATTTATTAAAGTTGGTAATACTGTTTTCTTTTAAATTAGTAAAATTAGTGGTTATTCTGAGGTCAACTTTATCACTTAACTTGTTTTCAACTAGCCAGTGTATTAATCGTATTGCTCCAGGTTGAATTAGAGATTCACCTCCATATAATGCAATGGACACATGAGAAATTTCTTGACATTTGTTGACAATCTGAGTTGTCAAATTGTTCCAAAACGTCTCATCAGTGCCTATGTCTTGTTGTAATTCTTTTACTACAGGTAGATTATATACCTGGGCATATTTACTACTGTGTTCAGGCTCACAAGTTTTACAGGCCAAATTACATAGGTTTGAGAATTTAATTCTAAATTCAAAATGATCAACAACTCCATTACTTAAAAACCGATTTATTGTTTCTGGCTGTCGACTTATTAATCCAATGGTTCTTTCAGAACTACCTATTTGTTTTTCAGAATTGTAACATAATCGACAGCGATCATTGTTAATTCCTTGTTCAATTGTTAATTTTAAATCAGAGAAATTGTGGTCATTGATCTTGGACGGAACTATATTACAACAGCAAGTTGATTGTATTTTGGCGTTGTTGTTTATTTGATTGTGTAATACAGTGTATGGATACAAGCAAATATGTTGATTCTGATTAATCCATGCAACTTTTTCGGCAGTAGTTATATCAACTGACCACAGTCCGGTATTGGGTACAGCAGGCATCAGATTCTGAATGACTCGCCACAGCCACAGCGGTCACGTTCATTGGGATTTGAGAATTCAAAGCCTTCATTGAGGCCTTGGCGCACATAATCTACTGTCATGTTTTTGAGATAGACATCATCTTTGTGATTTACCAAGACCACAAAGTCAGGTTGTGCATAGTTGGTAACATAGGGTTCGTCTGTGTATTCTCGAACATACTCTAACACATAGGCCAGCCCAGAGCAACCGGTGGTTTTTACCCCAAGACGAATGCCAGCATAACCTTTGGCTGTGACAAGTTTTTGTATTTTTGTCCGAGCCGTGTCACTGAACGAGATCATGCTTTTTGCGATAATCTGCTACAGCGGCTTTGATGGCGTCTTCGGCCAGGATGGAGCAGTGGATTTTGACTGGGGGGAGAGCAAGTTCTTCAGCAATTTGGCTATTTCGTAAGGCGCCTGCTTCTTCAAGTGTGCGACCTTTGACCCATTCCGTAACGAGGCTAGAACTTGCGATTGCGCTTCCGCATCCGTATGTTTTGAATCTTGCATCTGTAATGATTCCATCTTGTACTTTTATTTGTAGTTTCATCACGTCACCGCAGGCAGGGGCTCCTACCATGCCTGTACCAACGGTGTCGTCTATTTCAAACTTGCCCACGTTGCGTGGATTTTCATAATGGTCTATGACTTGTTCTGAATAGGCCATTAGCGTATGTCCTCGGTGTGTTTGTGCTTGGTAGATTTTTTAAGTATCTTGAACCAAACTTTCTTTTCTTTGGCTGTGTCATGTGCAAAGATGGCTTTGTATAGTTTGCGTCTTAGTTGTAGTAATTTCATTGTCTGCAGGTCCTTGTTCTAGTAATAGTTCCATCCGGTTGCTGTACTTCAGTCCATTCAGTACAGGACTGTGTTTGTCCATAATACACTGTGGCAGGTTGCACAGGAACCTGTTGTATTACGACCGGTTGTTGTACAATCACTGGCTGTTGATTTCTAGCAATCTCATAACCAATTACACCACCGATAATGCTAGGAGCGACCCATCCATAGTTAGGGCCCGGATAGTATCCGTGATGATGATAATATCTAAATCCTGGCTGTGCCTGGGCCGTCACGGAACCGGCAAGTAAAATTATAGCAATGAGTTGTTTCATAGCCGCCTCCTGTTGTGGTAGTATACTATATTTAACGTGTTTGGTCAACCTTTAGTTGACTACATTTGGTTTTATTTCATGGCCCGTTTGGCCGCGGCAGCCACAATGTCTTGTGCTTGATTCACTGGCATGGGCACAGGACCACTATCATTGCCCTTGAATCGGATCATGCCCGAATTGGGTTCAATGGGCATGAACACTCCATTCAATGGAGACTGACTGGCCATGTTTTGAAGAGTGTCAGGTGTGAGGTCAATCTGCATGTTGTGAGCCAGGTTTAAAAAAGCCTGCATGCTGATTTGTTTTTGACCGCCCGTGTCTCGGGCACGACCCAGTAAGAATTCGGCCAAGCCTAAAAGTCTGGCGGCTGTGTCATCTGACCGGCCGTTGCCAACTTCATTGATACGCATTATCTACGTCCGCGACCTAGACTGGCGGCTGGTGTAGTGGCTTCAGGTTCGGGCTCTAGTTCGGCGCCTGCATCGGCAGCGGCAGCATCAAGCCCGGCCTCGGCACCCATGTCTGCACCCATTTCAGCACCCATTTCAGCACCCATGTCTGCACCGGGTACCACAGGAGCACCGCCTGTGCCTGTTACCACACCCAGTGCGGATTCCAGTTGGCCTTTGCTGGCTTGTAAATTTTGTACCAAACCACTCAGTGCGGCGGCAGCATCTGCGTTGAACTGTGCGGCTTGGTCCATGCCCACTTCGTTCTTGATTGAATCTACTAGAGCAGGTAATTCCTTGAACTGCATCTCTGTTGTGTCTTCCAGCATTTTCTGCACACGGTCCACCATGTCTTGTGCGGCCAGGACCACTTGTGCCTGTTGAATTTCTGATTCACGCAGGAAGTTGCCTGTGTTTTCTTCTGCTGCCATCATGGTTGGATTGTTCATGGCTTTTTGCAAGTCAGCGATTTCTTTTTGCTTTTGCTTGATCTCGTCCTGCATTTGTTTCTTTTTCTCTTGCTGTTGCACAGTATTCAATGCGGCAGTGGCAGACGGGTTGGCAGTGGCGGTCGGAGCGGCAGCACCAAATTCACGCAGTTGTTGTGTCAAGGCCTGCTCCATCATCATGAGTTTGAGATAGGCAGGATTCTTTTCGCTATGATGAAATGCAGGACTTGCACGATGCTCGCTGACCAGGCCACGCACACGAGCCAGCATGCCACGCACTTGGCCACGGTCCATGGAGTCAAAAGATAGACGTTGGTCAAAGTGACTCTCAAACACTTTAGCGATTTGTTTTGTTGGGCGTGTTACGGCCAGTTCTTGCAGTTTCATTATTGCTTCCTTGAAGTTGCCAGTATTTAGCCGAATTTATACATTTTGTTAATTCATTTTCTATCTGCTGACTTTGTGCTCGTTTTTGTGCTGTTTTGACTGTGACTGTTTCCCAAAACGTTCCATAACTTCGTTGGGCTTGACTGCCACGCACTTCAATGTCGTTGCGTAGTCTCAGCAGGGCGGCATCCAGGTGCCGGATTTCATTGGCCAGTTGGTACTGATGTTTTTTGTCGGCTATGCACCAGGCTACAGCACTTCTAGTGCTGGAAAATGTGCCCACAGGATCATCATGTTGTGTCAACCGATAGCCCTGGGCAGTTTGGCGTAGCACATAGGTACCAAACACACGGTACCTTTTGCCATCTGCAATGATCACATGATCCAAGAGTTTGGGCAATTCTTGCTCGGCCAAGGCCGCAAGTTTTTGACTGGTTTTCATTTTAGTACATAGTGAGAGAGCAGATAGCCCAAACTTGCCACCAATACTCCAATGGTTCCCACAGCCCAATTGAGCAGTTGATTGTTGCGTTGATTATTCAGTTGACTTACATGTTCTTTGACTTCTGTGACCATGTCACAAAGATGTGCAATATTTGTGCCCATTGCAGTCATTTTGTCCTCTAGGGCGTTGTAGCGTTCGGCACACAATTCCACATGCGCTTCAAGGCTTTTCTTTTCAATGTCAGTGGCTTCGATCATGCATGCTCCAATGTGTTATTTATGGTCTACTATGGCAAATTCGATGTTTGAATCTGGATCCAACATATCTGTTTTGGGAATACGATCTAGATCATAAAACATTGGCACACCCCGGCAGGCTGTTTTTAACAATCCCAATGGGTCTCCTCGATCACTAAACACATCGTCAAATTCTGTGGAGAATTCAAATCTCCAGCCTTGGTCAGTTTTTTCAGTGGTGGAGATATCCTGTGCCTGTGTATACAGGCCAATGATTTGCAGTATGGTTTCCCAGTTGCGCTGTTGGTTACGAGATCGATTCCAGGCTGTTTGATCCTGAATTTCCTGCCCTTCACGATCCTGAAATGGCAGTGTGTTGGCTCTAAAGTGTCCTGTGACTCCTGTGGCTGTGCAATCAAAGCGAGTGGTCACACGAATCCTGGTAGTCATGAGTGTATTTACGGCCAACAAAAAACCCTGGATTTTTTACGTCCAGGGTTGCGATCACTTGATCTAAAATTAATTAGACTGGAGCGAAGTTGCTTGCACTTGTGGTGAATACAGCGTTGCCGGCTGCACTATTCAACTGAATGTTCTGACCACCAGAAGCCACTGTTGCACTTGTATTAGCAATTGCCAACAATGTTGTTGCTGTGTAAACATCAGTTGGGTAGATAGCCAAGTTCAAGATCGTTGGGGCTGCTGGGCTGACTTGATACATGGCCACAGTGCCTTTTTGCTGAATTGCCTGCACGATATTGTTGATGTAACCGTTGACGTTGGCGCTTGAAATCAACGAAGCATTGGCCACAACTGAGAAAAAGTCAAGTTTTGGACCTTGAAAGTTAACTGAGCCTGTTGCCGCAATGTTTGCTGTGCCGCCAATGTTGCCGTTGCCTGTATCCATGTGGAATACTGGTTGCATCGTGCCATTTGTTTTTGTAAATACTGCCATTTTAAAATCTCCTAATAAATGGGCTCTCGCCCTACTCTTATTTATGAAATTGGTAAAATCTTAGGCAGTTGAGGGGTTGTTTCGCTGACGGTTTCTAGCGGTGAAATCAAAGCGATTTACTGCTTTACCATAGCCTGCAGGAGTGGCAAACACCCAGCCTTCGTTGCCGGGAACCTGTGCATCCAGTTTGCCCAGCAGGTCCAGTTTCAAATCGTGTAGCAGTTCAAACAACACAAAGGCAGCGGCCAAGGCACCTTCGTTGGAAGTGGGACTGCGCAGGTACTCTGTGATGTTGCGGAACTTCTGCGGAGTTTGAGTTGATTTCAAATAGTCCATGAAGCCTGGCACTAGATCTGCAAAGTCTCCAGTGTAAGCAGGATACTCAGGATTGATACGTCGGTTAATGTAGTCCACGCACAACTTGGCTAGATCAGTGATTTTGGCCGCCCGTAGTTCTGCAGGATTGAATAGTGTGTCAATGGCAGGACCCATGGTCTTCAACAAACTCTTGATCTTCTTCACATAAGGATTTTGAACTTCCACAGGTTTGGCATAGATGGGTTCAATCAACAGTAGGCCTGGCACAGGGTTGAATTTGACTCTGGCAAGCGGTTGCTTGGCAGCGCCAGCATCCTCATACATGGTGTGTACTGCTACACCAACTTCACTGTTGGCAATTCGTGTGCCTAGCGTACTCTTTAACGGAATACGATATTCCACTGTGTTGGGTTTGAATTCCACATTGCCTGCTACCACAGGAGGTGTTGAAGTATACAACAAGTCACCCTTGACATAGCCCCGGAAGTTTTCGGGAGTTGCGGCTTCCAGGAGAGGCCAAATCTTTTGATACACTGGTAATAGTGTTTGAACTCTGTTGGCCACATTGCCTTTGGCCACGGCATTGGCATCACGCTGTGCCATGTTGCCAGCAATGGCTCTAGGGCTGGTAAACAAACCATCATAACCCACAGCCTCAAATCCTGCGCCATCTGTGAGCACAAACTCTCCTGAGTCGGGCTTGCGGCCAAATATCACAGCAGGCATGCCATCCCACTTGACACTTGCGGTCTTGGAATTGTCTTGAAAGTTATCCACAATGGCCAAGGCTGTTTTGACGCCGGCTGTACCATTTCTAAATACATAATCTTCAAGATGTTCAATACCCTTGGCCTTGCCACCCACAGGTGCGGCAGCAGGAGCCGGTGCGGCAGCCTCTACTAGAGCATACATGCCCTGATTCACAATACGATCACGCAGTCGTGCCAGGAAGTAGACATCACTGCTTTCTTCCAGTTGCCCAGGTTCTTTAAGACCTTCTTTGGCCAGGTACTCACGGAAGTCTTTTAATTTAGTTTCGCGATCTTTGTCCTGGGCCAGGAATGAGTAGATGCTTTCCACGTTGCCTAGATCTTCCCGGGTGGCTTTTGAGCCCAAGATGGTTTTGGCCACCGAGTCAGGATCTTGACTCACAAGTTTGTTGTCTGCACGACTCAACATGCCATTGGCACCTATCTTGAGTCCCAGTTGTTTGGCTATGCTACTCATTAGCACAGCACGGTGCATGCCTTTGTAGGCCGACGGAAATGTCTGATTGTAGTAGAATGTGCCCCAGTCCAGGTTAGGAAAAAACATAAAGTCTGTTTGTACAAAACCAAGATCGGGTCTGCCTGTGATGGGAGTACGCAGGTGTACTTCACCTGATTTTTTGACCCAGTTCCGAGGATCTTGACCATGTGTGCGGGCCCAGGCTTCGAGTCGTGTGGCCAATTGATCTTTTGAGATTTCGCTGGCATCCACGGCCAGATCCAGATCGCCCGAAGTGGCGACTTTGCCTGTACTACCCAGCCAACGCTCACGTGGGAACTCCAGTCCGGTGAGTTGTTCCAGCCAGGTTACGGTGCTGGGTACATCTGTCTGGTTGATGCGTTGTGTAAGTGGCTGGCCGTCGGCATCTTTGAATACGTTGCCACCTTCGAGTAGTTTCATCGTGCGTTGAATCCTAGTGCCTGGAGGTACAAAACGGTATTAGGGTCACTGCTGGTCACTGTTCCTAGTGCGCTTGTTATCTTGACTATGGCATCCAATTGGGCAGTACTCACTCCACTTGCTTTGACCAAGTTTGCTCTAGCAGTACGCGATCCGGTGGCAATTGGTACAGTTCTGGCTGCACCATTGGAGTTGGCTGTAGCAGTGGTCGTCTGCGGATTTTTTGCAGTGATCTGTTGACTTACTACGGCAGTGGCTGCCATTAGTTCCTGAAACCCTGTGGTCTGTGCCTGTTGTCTAGCGGCATCGGGCTGGGTTTCGGCTGTTGCAATTTTCTTGAGTGCAACTTGAATGGTGGGATTTTTTAGATATTCTGCGGCAAGAGCCGTATAACTGGGGGGAATTACTTTTTGTTTATACCAGTCGGTCAGTTGAGTGACACCAGCGGCTTCGGCCAGTTGAATACTTTCTTTGGTCACTCCGGGCTGTTTTGCGGCTGCCTGTTGAATTCGAGCAAGCAATGCGGCATCTTGAGAATTGTTAGGATCCAGTGGTTGTTGACCTTTGCCAACAGTTACTGGGGTACTTGTTGCCGGAGTGGCTGCAGGTGTTGTTGGTGCTGGCGCTGCCGACGAGCCGGGTAATGGAAGTTTAGAGGCAGCAGGGCCTCCAGCAACTTTTTTAGCCAACAATTGACTTTTCAATTTTTGTTGTTGTGCCTGTTGTTGTGGAGCAATCTGTGTCATAGGACTGACCTGTTGGCGATATTGCTCCCATTGACTTTGAATATTGGCGGCTGCCTGTTTCATAAGACCAGTGTTTTGCACTGACTGCATGCGCTTGGCAAAGTCACCTTGTTGTGCGGCAGCAATATTGCTGTAGGCACCTGGTATCAAATGCGACCCCAAAGATTTTAATCCACCTGGCTGACCAACTGCTGACACTACATTTTTGATGGCACCCAGTATTTCATTTACAGGTTGTTTTTGAGTCAGTTCATGAATCTGCATGGGTACGTCTCACTGTTCTTTCAAAACGGCCAGCATCTCTAGTGCGAATAGCATTGAGCAATTTACGAGTGAGATTTTCTGCTTGCTCAGGCGGAAATACCGCGTCGATTTGCTCCAGCAGATTGATAGCACTGGCTATCACATTACTGGCACGGCTTTCTATCACTAGATGGCGCTCTCGCTCAACATACATTGAGTCTAATTCTTCTAACAAACTTCTGGTGCGTTTTTGCATTTGAGTCAGTGACCTTTGAGTTATTTATCGGTTATTGACGTTGGACAAACCATTACGCAATTAACAATGTATATTACGATTGTTTAATTTGCCCCAGTAACTGTTTTAACTTAGCACTTTGCACATCTGCTGTGACCTTGGGTGCTTCTAGATCAAAGTCTTCTCGGGGCCGGGCTCGTTCCCAGGGTGGTGTACTAGCCTCGCCTTCTTCAGTGATTTTGACTTGACTTTTGGCCTTGATCGAATCCATAATGCTGGGCTTGGCACCGCCACGGAAGTTGTCCTTTTCGTCTCCACCTTCATCTGTGATACGCATGGTTTCAATATTGTATTCCAAATCGATCTTTTGTCCGACACCGGTTGAACTACGACTTTTCATACATTGAATTTGATATTTGCCACGCTCTTTCATAGCACGGCTTGTAAAGATACCAAACACGTTGTCTGCTGTGTTAATCTTGGAGATACCACCTGAAATATGCGAGTGATCAAATTCAACTTCTTCCACTGCTGATCGATTCAACTGTGATGCAGTGACCATTAATACTGCCAGTTCTTTGGCCAAATTGCGTAGTTCTTCACTCACATACTTGTCTTTCACAAACAAGTCGTTGGGGCTAACCTTGGCACTCACAGGCATCAGCAAGTCTAGATAGTCAATCATCACAAAGTCTACTCGCTTGCCTGTTTGAATTTGATACTCTTTCAAATAAGCACGAATGTCATTGATGTTGCTTTGTGCTGGCAGGCCTTTCACTTGATAGTTGCCTGACTTCTTGGCCACCAACTTGACCTTGAGTTCTGTAGTGTCCATATCACGCCTAATGTCCTTGGTGCTCATGTTTGTGAGCATGGCATCGGTTCGTAAACTTGTGAGTTCTTCTGAAAGTTCTAGTGTAATATAAACGCCACTGAGTCCTTGTTGCAACCAGTTTAGCGCAATGTTCATCATTACTAACGACTTGCCTGATCCTGATCCGCCAGCAAAGATGTTTAGTTCACCTCGGCTAAAACCACCATACAACAATCTATCCAGTTGTGTCCAACCTGTTGACACTTGGCCACCTGAGTTGAAGTATTTTTCAATACGGGCCTTGGGATCTGCAAAGTAATCTGTGCCCATGTCTTTGGTGAGTGATATCTGTACAGCATCTTTGATGAGT